GCACCTGCGTAGTACCCAGAAACAAGTCCCGCCATACTTCCTGGAGCAGTTACTGGGTTAGAAGGGGTTAAGAATGTAAGACTTCCAGTTCCGCCATCGTTCCACGTTGGATTACAAAACTCACTAGAATAAACTTGAATAGTATTATTAGTACCGTAACCAGCGCTTGATGTTATAGATGTACCGAGCTGCGTATAAGATGGACCGCCGTTAATACTATAGATGTACCAGGGCCCAGTTGAAGCTGGGGTAGGGGCGGTCCAAGACCACGTAATAGTTTGTGTTGAAGTGTTGTAAGAAGCACTTATTCGACCAGCCATACTTCCAGGAGTAATACAAACAGGAGGCGCAGCTCCAGTAGTAGCTGTATTAGACAGAGCACTATTGCTACCATCATTATTATAGGCTTCAACAAGTACATAATAATTAGTTGAATAGCTAAGCCCTGTAAAAGTAAAAGATGTTTGAGTTACTTGAGCGCTGTTAGTTACAAACGTTCCACTTGCTGATTGCCCTATGTATAGTCTGTATATAAACGAGGTAGCGTTTCCGTTTGCCCAAGACCCAGATGTGCTTGTTACAGAATTTCCGCTTGCAGATGCAACAGGTGCCGACTGAAAACCTGGAGGAAAAAGAGTAGGTGTAGGTGCTACATAGGTGTATGGCGTAGCCGCGTTTGATGCCGCGCTTGCTGCAGCAGAACCATTTGCGTTAGATGCAACAACTGTAAAGGTATATGCCGTTCCATTTGATAGGCCGCTAACAGAAATAGGAGACCCTGAGCTTGAGCCAGTAAACCCACCAGGACTAGAGGTTGCTGTATAAGTAACAGTTTTTCCACCAGTGCCGTTTGGAGTAAACCCTATAGAAACTGTTCCTGCGGCACCAGTAGCGGTTGCTGTACCAATTGTTACCGATTGAGGAATAGTTGTTGTAAAAACACCATTAGTAATAAGCAAAGGGTTAACTGGTCCAGTACCAATAGCGTTTGTTGCGGTTACTGTAATTACTGGAGATATGCTTGAACCAAAACCTGTTATGGTTAAAGGAGAACCCGCGCCCGTAGCTGTATGAGTTACTTGGTGTGTGGTGCAATAGCCCGATGCTGTGTACCCCGTTATTGGAAGCCCTCCGTCATGCACGGGTGTAGGAAAAGTTACGTCTACACGGGCGTTGTTGTACGCCCGCCCAATGCCGTAATCAGCAAGAGATACGGAAGCAGGACCGTAAGGAACTTCCCTGCTTGAAGAAGAAACAACTCCAGAAATAGACGCCATTAGCTAGTGCTCAAATCTCCAACTAGTACAAATGACTGTGAGGCGTTTAACTTAATAAGTGTTGCAGCTGAGTTTGTAGCACGTAGGAATAATCCAGGTGCCCCAACCACAGAAGCAGAGCCAGCGGCTACAACTTGAACCGTTCCAGCCCCCTTGCGAAGAATATGCAGTTGTGCTCCTTGTGGAAACGCTACTGATGAGTTATCTGGAACAGTAATAGTTACTGCCGATGCACTATCTACAACAATCATTGCATTTTTATCAGAAAGTGCAAGAGTGTAATTTGCTGTCTTGTTTGAAATAGTTAAATCTTGTAGAGTAACACCGCCAGAAAAGTTACCTAAATTGTCAATATAAGAAAGCACTGTTCCTGAGGCGTTCTGCCACTCAAGTAAGTTAGCTGATTGAGACGCTGCTCCTTTTAGGATAAGGGGCTTAGTAGTTGCTGCTCCAGCAGTAATAACGTTTCCTGTATCACCAGCTTTTTTAATATATTGAGTGTGAGTGTCAGAAACAATGCCAGTTTCAATGTTTGCCAATCGAGCAGACACAGTTAAAAACGGGTTAGAAGTAGCGTTAAACGTTCCACCAGAAGAGGGTGTTGTTGAAATATTTGGGTTTATGCCCAAAATACTTTCAATAGCAATAACCTCATCTTGCAAAAGGTTTGGGTGAGACGCATCAATAACGTCTACAACGTTTACTTTTGTAGAGTAAGAAGCGATACTGGCCGGATAGGTTGCTGTCATGTTTTTTCCTTAGCTCGTGATTCCGCCAGAGGCGTTGATTGTAATTGTTCCCTCTTCTGGTATTTCATTTATCCCGCATACAACGTCTGCAACATAAAAAACCTGCATTCCAACTAGGCGTGCGGTACCTGTAGCCGCTACTTCTTCCACTACAGTATTTCCACGACGTGTATACGTAAAAGTGGTTGGGGTAGTGTCTAATATTTGATAAGTTCCGTTAAAATTATCGTCCAACCCAGAAACAGTTACGTAGTTTTCAGCCTGGAACCCGTGGTTAGTAGAGGTAGTAATTGTTGCAACTTCACCGCTTAATGCTTTTTTTGTAATAGTCCATGAAGAAGTAACGGCTGCAGAAACAACATCCGTTGCCGTTTTAGCATAGGTAAAGGTAGTTGTAGTTGGAACGCTTAAAACAACATAAGTGCCATTAAACGTTGTATCTACGTTTGTAATGCTGACTGTTTTACCAACCGATAGCCCATGAGCTGCGGAAGTTGTAAGCGTAGCAACATTTGAGGTTAAAGCCTTGTTTGTAATTGAAGAAAATTGTTGTGCGTCACGTCGACAAAGAACATTAAACTGTGAGTAGTCAACCCCAGGTACATTTGCAATAATTCTCATTAAATATTGCAAACTTATACGGTCTGAAAACAACACGTTATCAAACGCTAAAATTTGTGCAAAAGCTGACAAAACCGCGCTTTTAACGTTAAGTTGACGATATTGCGGCAAAATTGTTACATCTAAAGTAATATCAACAGGGACATAGGAAGGTGGAGCAATCGTTAGTGAGGTGTTTGCTGGAGCTTTACCTTGCAGATATGTTGCAACAATTTTCTTAATTACGTTAAAAGTATAAGTAGGAGTTACATTGTCTGCTTCAACGCCCCGGTTTCCAAATAGAGCCATGTACAAAACTACGCTGCTATAGGTCTCAGCTTTTGAGTTTGCTTTTGCAATTCCAGAAACTTGTAAAGCTAACGAAGAGTAATCATTTAAAGAAACTGCTCTGTTTAATGATTTAAGGCTAATAGGAGCGTTAACTTTAATAGAGTCTGTTGTTTCAGCGCTTGCTCCGCCACCTGCAGCTGCTGAGTTTGTAACGCTAAGACCAGATTCGTTTATGTTTAGTATCTCCGTAAGGGCACCGGCAGAAACGTTACCTTCGTCGCCGCCGCCCACCCTATAGGTGGCTCTAATAACTTTTCCTAAAGGAGGTATTTTTCCACCGATATTATCACCAAATTGAATAAAAGATACGTCATCAGCATCCGTAAACACTGTAAACGCGGGGGCGCTTCCTGGAAAATCAATAAGATACTGAGTCCGTTCATACGCAACATAGTCAACTGTTACAGCAACTGTTGACTCAATTATAGGGTAATTTTTTAGTTGATAAACTTGATTAGCTTCTCCAGTAGAGCTATAAGTAACAACTTCGTCAGTAATTGTAACTCCTTGAGTTGCAAATACCTTTGTTTGTCCAAGGGTAGCTCCACCAAGACCCGTAATAGTTCCTGTAGTTGCTGCACTAGCAACGGTTGATGAGCCAATTAAAACCGTTAAAGTAGTTGCGCTAGGCACAGTTAAAACTGTTGCAGTTCCGGTTACGGCCGCAAATGGTGAAACAGTACTTGTAAAAGTAACAGACTGCCCCACGTAAAAAATGTGAGCTGCTGAAGTGGTTACGGTTACAGTGCCGCTAGAAATAGCTAAGTTTGAAATTGAGGAGCTTGTTGTAGAGGCTGGAACTGTAATTGAGCTGTCTGTTTCAAAAGTAACTTCTGAAGCGCTAACCTTTGTTAGTGCTGGAACATTAATAGGTGCAGCAGAAGAGTTACTAAATGTAAGCTCTACATACGCAGGGCTACTTTGAGTAGGTTGATAATCTAAAAGAGCAGCCTGGCGCAAAATACTAGAGCGTTTTGTAGCAGTTGAGATAAACGCTTCGTTTGCGCTTCGGTCAATATAGTATGACTGCAAGTCTCCCAGATAAGCTTGAAGTTGGATTAAAGCGTTACCAAAATCTGTAGCGTCTTTAAAGCTTTTCCATTGAGGAGCGTAAGTAGGTACTAGTAGGTATAAGTCATCGCGGATAGACAAGAAATCTCGTGAGGTGTAATCCACCTGCGGTACAAAGTTTTGGTCAGCCACGGGTTACCTCGTTAATAATATCGCCAAATCGGGTGAAAGTTGCAGTTCTTATTCTAACGGAATCTTGGACCCCAGTAACGTCAGCGTAGTAAATTTCTAGGTCAAAATGCCCGGTGTTGTTGTCTAAAACTGCGGTCAAGTCATTAAACATCAATGTAGGGAACCATTTTGAAAACGCCTCAGATATAGTCGTTCTACACATTTCTAGTGCCGACTGTTCATTTTCAAAAACTGCTTTTGGGACAAGGGTTCCATAGTTAGGAAGCATTACCCGCTCCCCTAAGCTGGTGAGTATTACCAAAATAATTCGGTCTCTCCATATTTTTCTTTGGTCGGAGGTATGCTCAACAAGCCCTGTGGCGTTAAATTTAAACGGCCAAACTATCGCTGATTCTGCCATTACAGTACTCCCATCCAGACTGGAAAATTAGGGTCTCCGCCTACAAACATTACCCAAACAACAGATTCTAAGGCAGGGACTGTTGGCGTACGCGTTAGGGCAATTCCCGTGTTGTGAGGGCGTATAGGTGTTCCATTTGAGGTTTCTGGAGCCCTACAAGGCAAAGCCCAATTAGATACAGCCTCTCCAGTAATTTGAGGAACAGTTATTTTAATGCGAGCTCTGCGCTCTGGGTCGCTAATATCAACACATTTTCCAGGGTAAATGCCGTAAAAACGTCGGTCGTAGTCTTCAGAGGACACCTAAAGCACCTAACCTTTCACTTGCAGCAGCTGACCGAGTTGAGCCTGCTTCTACACGTCGTAAATCCCGGTTACCTCTAGCAACCCATTTTACAATGGTTGTCTCTTCAGATGTTAAAGGTTTTCGATTTAATGTTTTAGAAATAGACCTTGGAGATGAGGACAGCTTACCTAGGTTAGCCACAGATAACCCTGTAAACCCCTTTAACTTGTCTTGGCTTTGACCAATAATAATTTTACGAACTTCTGGGGTTGGGCGCGATAATAAACTGGTTCCATCTTTCCAACGGTTTCCTTTTCCTAAAGAGTCAAGGCCAAGTATAAGTTTAGTTGTGTATCGTAAGT